GTAGCCGATCCTGTTCCTAATGGCGTTAGCTATGGTATGGGCGAGATGAAGAAGGGTGGCGTTGAAACTCGTGGTAATGGTGCGGCTACTAAAGGTCGTAAGGCATACGGTCCACTGGCGTAATTAAATGAACTATATCCAATTACAACAAGCTATTCAGGATTACGCAGAGAATACAGAATCTTTGTTTGTCCAGAATATTCCTACGTTTATCATGGAAGCTGAAGATCGTATATACAACACGGTTCAGTTGCCTTCGTTGCGTAAGAATGTAGTTGGTACAATGACCGCTAATAATCAGTATCTATCTTTACCTAATGATTGGCTGTCGGCATATTCTTTAGCTGTAATTGATAGCTCTGGTAATTACACGTACTTACTTAACAAAGATGTTAACTTTATTCGTGAAGCATTTCCTACCGCTTCTTACACGGGCGCACCGCAATACTACGGCTTGTTTGGCTCACAATCTAGTAATACCAATGAGCTTTCAGTCATTCTTGGCCCCACCCCAGATCAAAGCTATAACGTAGAACTACATTACTTCTACTACCCAGCAACAATTGTGCAGGGCATGATTACGGGTACAGCAACTTCGTTTACTCCCGGTTCAGGATATACAAGCGGTATATATACCCAAGTGCCTCTAACAGGTGGCAACGGATACAATGCCCAAGCTACGATTGTTATTACGGGCGGAGTAGTTACAGGTTTTACTATTACTAGCGGCGGTACGTTATATGTTGTTGGTGACTCATTAAGCTTTAGTGCATCAGCTATCGGTGCTGGATCAGGTACAGGTTTTGCCATTTCAGTAACAGCTATATCTAACGCTACCGGAACGAGCTGGTTAGGGGATAACTATGACCCTGCGCTTTTCTACGGCGCTATGCGTGAAGCAATGTTATTTATGAAACAAGAGCAAGACTTGGTTACTTACTATGAACAAAAGTATCAAGAAGCTATTGCTCAGTTGAAACGCCTTGGTGATGGGCTTGAGCGTGGTGATGCTTACCGTGACGGTCAGACAAAGATTAGGGTTACAACATGATCGTCCAAACTTCCTGTACTGGTTTTGCCCAGAATCTTCTTAAAGGCGTTGAAAACTTTAACACCGGTTCGCCATACACCTACAAGATTGCTTTGTATAACGCTAATGCCAGTTTAGACAACACGACCACGGCATATAGTTCAGCTAATGAAGTAGTAGGTACAGGTTACACGGCTGGCGGTAAAGCATTAACCCCTACTACAATTAGTGTTGACAATACCAATAACGTCAGTTATGTATCGTTTAATAATGCAGTTTGGACTCCTGCTAGCTTCACTTGTAGAGGCGCGTTAGTTTACAATAGCACTACCGGCGCGGCTTGTTTCGTTTTAAATTTTGGCTCGGATAAGACTTGTACAAGTAGTTTTACCGTTACATTCCCAGCGGCAACCTCATCTACCGCAATTCTTCGCATTATGTAAGGAAATATTATGAATATTGAGAAATCAAACTTTGGCGATACTTGCGATGCCGTGCTGGTCAAGAACGCTTCTTTTGTAGAATCCGTTGGCATGGAAGGTCACTTCGTGGCTAAGTGCTATGATAAAGATGGTAACCTGAAATGGGAAGACACCATTGACAACCTAGTGGTTGCAGTCGGTAAACAGTTGATGCTTGACACGCTGTTGGCTGGTAGCTCCTACACCGCTACGGTATACATGGGTTTGGTTTCTGGTGCTTCGTCCCCGACCTATGCTGCAACGGATACACAGGCTAGTCACTCAGGTTGGTTAGAGTCAGGCAATGCTAACGCTCCTACCTATTCTGGTACACGGGCTTTGGTATCGTTTAGCTCGGCTACCTCGACAGGATCAACGCCATCGAACGTAACTACCAAATCGACCAGCGCAGCTTTGACCTTTACCTTTACCGGTGCTGGTACGGTTGCAGGATGTTTTATTAACATCAACGGTTCCTCGTCAATTGATAATACCACGGGTACTTTGTACAGCGCAGGTTCATTTACTGGTGGTAACCGCACGGTAGCTTCTAGCGATCAGTTAAGCGTTTCGTACTCGACGACTGCTACTTCGTAAGGAGGCGTTATGGTAACTTTAGACAACGGGATGCTGGCGATTCAGTTCAGCATTACCAAAAACGGTTACACCTATAACGATGCGATTGTTGGCAATCCTGATTACATTAACGCTTTAACGCCTGATGAAATCACGACCATACAGAACCAGCGTTTTGATAATTGGTACAAAATCATTACGACCCCTTCTGAGCCATATGTCCCCCCTGTAGGTGCAGAACCCCTGCCCGGAGATGTACCTCCAGCAGTTTAAACGGAGTAGTGAATGGCAACGTATTACTGGGTAGGTGGTTCAGGTAACTGGGATTCCACTGCTACACACTGGTCATTAACTTCTGGCGGTGCTGGCGGTGCTGGTGTCCCTACGGCTGCTGACTCATTGATATTTAACGCCGCATCAAATGCTACAGGCTACACGGTAACTATAACGCCTGATGCCATATTTACTGCGTCTATTTCAGGTACAACCTTAACGGTCACGGCTGTAGCAAGTGGCACTATTGCTGTTGGTCAGCGTATAAACGCATTTGGTATTGACCCAAGTTTAACCATCACTGCATTAGGTACAGGTTCAGGCGGCACAGGAACGTACACGATCAGCGCATCAGCTTCGGCTAACTCACAAACATTCAACGCAAATTGTCCTATTTGCAACACAATATCTGTTGCTGCTCCTGCTTCGGGGGCTGTTGCTTTTGCAGGTAGTGCTTATTGGCATATACAAGGCGGCTTTGCCCTACCGGCTACCAATTGCACAATAGACGGTAATCTAGGTATTATTTTTAATACAAATAGGGCGGTTAACTTTGCCACTAACGGGGTTCAGCTCGGCACTATTCAATTATGGGGTTATGCCGGAACACCGACTTTAAACTTTAGTACCGCTGCAAGCATTGTTGCTATCTATATGTATAGCATGGGGTTTACAACCAACAACTACACTTTAACTTCTTGGCTTGTATCATCCCAATCATCAAATGCTAATATCAGTGTTTCGCTAGGCTCATCCACTGTTAACATGATTAACAACAGTGGTTTCAATTTAACCGCCGGAAATACTTTAAACGCTGGTACATCAACAATAAATTTTGCTGGAGGCACACCTAGTGTAGGCGGCACAGGAACCAGCCCGGTTTTTACTTATTACAACGTCAGCTTTAACAATACAACAACATCTATAGTAACCGTTAACGGTTCAAATACATTTAATAATTTTTCAGTAGCAACGGTAACATCTGCTAACGGTATTTCGTATTTATATTTTACCGGTAACCAAACAATAAACGGAACCTTGACTATATCAGGTGCTTCCTATAACCAACGACTTCAAGTTTACGATGGACCTTCAGCAACATCATTACTTAGCACAAACGTAACATTAACTGTTAACGCAGTATCATCTCTATCGTATATTGATTTTGGTGGTATTACAGTAGCGGGTGCTTCTTCTCCTTGGTCGGGTACAAGTATTGGTGACCTACAAGGCAATATAAATATAACAACTACCCCATCAAAAATTGTTTATTGGTATGCCCCCAATGCTACTGGTCAATGGGGTGGAAACACGCCTTTTGCTACAACTTCTGGTGGTACTACCGCAGCAGCTAATTTTCCTTTAGCACAAGATACTGTTATTTTTGACAATACAGGGCTTGGTACGGGTGGTGTTGTTAATTATGATCGTGGCTGGGCGCTAGGAAGACTTGATTTTTCAAGAGTAACGAACGCGGCGACATTTAGTATGAACTCGTATCCCGCATTTTATTTAGATGTGATATTTAGTTCATCATTAACATTAACCCAAGCTGTCGGATCATCTGCTTTATTTTATTGCAAAGGCACTCAAACGCTTGTATCCGCCGGATTAACATTCCCTGCTGGGTTAGTTGCTGGTATATCAAACCGGGCTAGTTCTACGCTAACTTTAGCTGGCGCTGCCGGTGCTTTAAATTGGGGCATTAATGCGGGGGTACTTAATTTAAATAACAACTCTTTAACAATTGGCAATAATTTTTTTAGCAACAACAGTTTTACCAGAACAATAGCTTTTGGTACGGGTGCTATTTATTTAACTGGTAACAACGCAGAGCTTTGGACTGTAGCAAACACAGGATTAACCATTACCGGTACTAAAAACGTCTATTTTACTTACAGCGGAAGCACAGGTACTAGATCATTCCTTCATGGTGCATCGGGCGGTGCAACTGCGGGTAATGCAGTAAACATTCTTGTCACCGCCGGAACTGATTCAATCACCGTATCAAATAACGGCGCAAGCAATATTAATAACTTTAACCTTACTGGTTTTAAAGGCACATACATAACCTATTCGTTAAACATATACGGCGATCTGACGTTTGACAGCGGAATGGTTGGTACAACTGCGACAGCAAACAATTTTCAGTTTATTGGCACAGGCACACAAAACATAACCGCTAATGGCATTGCTTTGCAACAAAACGTATATTTTGGTGGAACAGGCACGTACATCCTTAATGGTAGTTTTTCTTCAGCAACCGGTGG